CTGCAACTCATTGAGAAAGGAAGGACGAAAGGAACCAGAACTTGAAGGTACTCCGTTTCTGATTGCTGCCGACCCTGTCAAAATTAATGACAAGGTTAAACAGTTACATGAAGAAACAAAAGTCACCTCCAAAGCATCTCAAAAGTTGAGGAAGGCAGCAATGGAAAACGTACAGCGTCATATCCCAGGCACTCATAGCCATGGCAAAGTCGTTAAAGAAATGCAAGATGTTTTTGCTGCTAATAGTACGCGGTTGTGGAACAGCGTTCGTCACTGTCAAGCGAACGTTGTCAAAAGAGCCCGCACCCCGTACATATTCAGCAAATACATGGGCCCAGCACTACACCCTTTAACTAGCTCTGAAGCAAGTATTAGTTCTGCAATGATATATCGATTGTTTGAAGGTAAAGAACATCTGAATGCCGCTCAGACCGAATCTCTTTCGAAAGATTGGGATATGGCTGAAGCATCAGTTCTACCGACAAAGGATCAGTATGAGCAGCTGAAAGAATTGCAGCCCTTGGGCAGCTTTGACTTTTGGCTAACGAACCAATACGGGCGCAGGCATGATAAACGGGCTGTAGAATCGGTCCTAGCCGGAAGACAATACTTGATTGACAATGGGAATGTACCACAATATGACTATGAAATGTTTGTGAAAAAGGAAACAGCATTACCGAAGGGCGTGAATAATAAGTTCCGTGGCATTTATAACGTGTCACCGAGCTTTAAAGCACTCACTTCACCTGCTTTTCACCAGATCACGAAAGCATATGCAAAGTTTTACCATCCCCTTGGGATGGGTGGACACCATACAATCCTCTGTTCAGGAATCACGGCGCCAGAAATTGCAAAAACTATCCAAGACAACTATGAAAGGTTGGGCGGGGTAACATGCATAATTCTGGAGATGGACGCTTCTTCCTTTGAAGCTAATCAAACCGTTCAACACACCCGATTCATACATGGGCGCTGCTACGTACACTTCACTCTACCAGAAGTGATTTTCAATGCCATTAAGACGCATATCAATGTGACTGTGGTACGAAGATTTACTGATGCGGATGGTGTGCGCCAAGTAGTGTTCACGAGAGAAGGCGGCATGGGTTCAGGGATCCAGGATGTAACAATCCGAAACTCCTTGAACACCATGATGGCCAGAGTCTCAGTGATGCGGGCGTTGGGCTATTCCGCCGAGGAAATTGCGGCAATGTCATTCGCTTGTATTTTAGGCGATGATAATTACGTAATTTTCAAGGCAGATCCAAGGTTAGCTAAATTGACAAGTGAATTCGTTACCGAACATTTCCTAACTCACCACGGTTGGAATATGAAAGCTAACGTATATACTTATGAAGAAAAAGCCTCTTCAGAATTTTGTTCGATG